GAACCAGTACTAATCCCTTGTTTAGACATTACTTAAAAACGTTTTTTCTTTATTTATAGTTAATATGGAGGGTTATCATCCATAGTTGCAAATTCACTGTCAACTGACACCACATTTGAGTTAGCTCTCTTCGTATCGTAGAAGAAAGTATTGTCAACTACCTTATTTACCTCAGCAGTTCTTGCCTGAGCAAATGTAGCGTCTCCAATCTGTTGAACTTTTAATAATTCATCATCTATTTTTAGGATATCACCTTTTGCAAGTGACCCAATACCAGACCCAACGGTGATACCTTGATCAACGGCACTAAGAGCATCGTTTACAGTCACACTGAGAAGTTTATTTTTCAGAGGTGTCTGTATGATATTATCAATCATTATCAAGGCTTGTTTGTTTGGATCTTGAACTTTCAAGAAATGAGTTCCAGTTCCTAGTCCAACAAAATCAAATGGTAGTGATGTGGATAAACCAGCAACTCTAAAGTTTACATCATCAACCTTCTGAATAAACAACTCATTAGGCATGACATCTGTTCCACACTCTACAGGTGTAAGTAGTATGTTGTTTGTTGGTGTTGCACCACCGATGTATGTGCCTGCAATGGATATTGTATTTGTAACAGCATATCCTGTTCCACCAGTTACAACTTCTACACCAGCAATATCCAAGAGACTGTCTCTTGTAATATTAAAGGTTGCACCTGTACCAGATCCATCGTTTGTTGATGGAACGTTAGTGTAAGTTGTTTGGATTCCAACTCTAGATCCTGTTGTTTTCGTGACAGGGAAAGATAAGTTGTTTGCTGGTGTAGCACCACCTAGATATGTACCAGCAATACTTACAGTTTCACCAACAATATATCCTTCACCACCTTTTATTAGATTGACAGCTGTGGATATGCATTGTCCAGTTCCTTGATCAAAGTCAAATTTAACTTGGAACACAGCACCAGAACCTTGTGTGGCAATGCCAGGAACTCCACCATCAATACTACCAAATCCATACAAGACAAAAACAGCGCCTGGAGGATTCTGTGTGACAGCAGTTCCTGTTACTGGGCCTGGAATTTGAACATTATATCCATTCTCAAACATAGAACTTCCACCTACACCAGATGTAACTGCAGCCATCACAATGTCTTTAGTTCCTGATGTGTATGATGTAGTTCCTATTCCTATCTTAGAACCACCCTGAGTATCAAGACTAACAGTCTGTCCTGTCTGGAAATCGTGATTCTGAATGGAAATAGTATTCAAGTTAATGTCAACTATGTTTGAATCTGCTGAATTATATGATTTCTTAAATGCTGCTCTTCCGCCAGTTGTTAATTGGAATTGTTTACTACCAACTAATGTTCCTGTTCTATCATGAGCACCATTGAATCCACTAGAGATGTCATCAAAAGATATAACCTTATTGGTCTTGTTCATGATGAAACTCTTGATTGGTCTACCTTCTGGGAAGAATATCCTCTGTATAGAACCATCAGTTAAGGCATCATCCTCAGTTACCATGGCAAAGTTATCTCTCTTGCCCATGTAAATCTCATTGTCAACGTTAATAATCAAATTAACTGTAGTATCTACAGGTCTGACCTTCATGTTGGAAGACTTAGCAATACCTACTTCAACAGGAGCATTTCTGATAGGATCACTTTCAATAACAAGGTCAGAAAATTCTAAGAATCCAGATGGGTGAACAATTGATTTTACAGACTCTTTCCATGTACTGTATGGCAGATTACTCTTGATTGAGTATGAAAACTTCTGGAAGTAGAAGTTATCTGATAATCTTTGATTGAAGTCATTTAGAATACCCACTTCCATGTCATTCTTGGAGACTTTATCTCTTGTAACTCCGAGAGTCGTCTTAACACTAAATCTGTTTACATCCCTAACACTACCCTCTAGTTCAGATACTTCACCGAACAATACATCGCCAGGTGCAAGAGTTCCGATTGTATCTTTCAATCTAAGTTGACTGATATTACTATTCCAACCATTTTCAGCAACAACACCTTCAAACTTAGTAGATGTAACTTTTTCACCAGATAAGTACTTGGCATCATTGATTAATGTCATCTGGAATTTAGCCATGTCATTGTAATTGACTATGGAACCTAATGTAAAGTCATCATCATAAGTTCCTAGAGTTACAGTAGATATTCCAGGCGCACTTGCCATACTAAACTCTACAGTTAGATTTGCTGTGCTTACACCTGTAACAGTAAAGAATGAGAAGTCATAATCAGACGAGTTGAAGTTACCTTCACCAGTCTGTAGTGATGCTGGTTTGATTCTACATCCTTCAACAAATACTTTGTCACCAATCGCAAATGGCAACTTAGTTTCTGTAGATGCATACCCAGTTATGATTGGTTTGTTAAACTGTTGGTCTAATAACAGTTCAGCAGTGACAGTCGTTCCACTATGACTGATTGAATCAATATCATAACCATTAGAGTTATTAGTTGTGATGATACTTAGTGGTTCTCTAAACTCAAACGCATTTTTGATAATTTCAACTCTATCTACAGATCCACCAGATATATGTGCAGCTATTTCGACATTACTGTTACCACGAACAGCAAGAGATGGTGGTTGGTTATATCTAACTCCACCGTCAAGAACTTTAATCTCATTGATTCTAGAAATACCACTTATATCGACTATTGCTGGTACAGCTAAGAATGGTAAAAGAGTTGGATCAGTAGGATAGTCAAATCCATCTTTTATTCTTTCTATAGAGTCAATTCCACCAATATCAGGTGATGATACTTTCACAACAGCGTCTGTACCCTGTGTACTTGCAAAACCAATGACTCTAGGTAAGATAGTGTATCCTTTGCCTGGGAAATTGATTTTAGTTGAAAATACAGGGCCTCTTGCACTAGAAGATGTTGTACTGTATGTGACTGTACTTACACCAGCTCTAGAAACAAATTTTTCAGATTCTAGTGGTGCTTCTTTTAAGTTGAAAGTAAATGTTGTATCATCTTTGATCAAAACTCTATGTTCGTTTCTGAGAACGATATCATTGAATGTTATGTTGTTTCTTCCAATAACTTCGGTGTCAGAAGAGCCATATGTCTTTCTCGTGTCTGATGGAACAACAGGAGTCAAATTATAATATGATTTTCTTGGCCAACCAGTATCAGTTCTTATTGTTACACTAGCATTAGCAGTGCCAGGAGTGCCATCTCTAGTAATGTTGAATCCACCTAGATTTGTTCCATAGACATCTAATTTATTATTGAAAGATAGATCTTCAAAAAAGTCTAATCTCATATCTTCCAAACTTACGTCAGATACGTCAAATACTATGGAATTACCATTAGTAAAGTTAAGTGGTGGATTTATCTTAGCAATGAAACTTAAATTGTTAGCACTTGGAGTAGATACTGTAGAAATTGAGACTGGATTAGAATCAAAAACATCTGATTTGTATTTACAAAGTTTTATAGAACTTGGATCTTCTCTAAGAATGAAATATGTCTCATTATTGACCAATCCAGTTATTGTGTTACCATTGTCGTAGTAGACTACCTTATCACCACTCTGTAGATCCTGATCAGCAATGTTTATTTGAGTTAAATCGGCAGAGAAACTTGTGTAGGTAAATCCAACCCTTTTTGTAGTTACTTTAGCAATTACAGGGTCAAATCTGATTGCAGCTGATTCACTTGACTGAGGTAGTGTTTCTAATTTGATTAAATCATTAGCTTGTAATCCATGAGCTGTAGAAACACCCACTTCACCAAAGAATCTCTCTGCTTTTGCAGTTACCTGTGGATATGTTGTTGCAAAAGAATGTGCAAGACCAATATTTGATGCTACGTTGTAGAACCATATAGCATCACCTACTGTAGGGAATCCAACAGTTGATATTCCAATATAATCTTTTTCAAAATCAATAGCATAGACATCACCATCAGGAAGAACCGCAGTTCCAACTCCAGAAGTTGCACCAGCAGAGACTTTTGCCCAGACAAGGGATGTATTACCAATACCCATGTTATAGACTAGTTTCTGCCCAGTAAAGAACTTATGATCCTTAATGAAAATTCTTTGTTGTGGAACAAAACGATTCTCTACAGTTTGAATTGCTTGTGTTCCTAAACCAGTGGATGCCAGAGTATAATGTGTACCAGTAGATCCAACACCAACAGTGTTTGTTGGATTAAAGTATTCAATAAAGTTCTCAAAGGTAAATTGACTTACTGTAGATGTGCCGACAGGGAAAAGGAACTTATTTGGTTTTAAGAAAACGTTATCTATGCCAGGCTGGTGTGTCATTGCAGCACCAACAAAATTATCTCTGTTTACGAATAACCTAGAAAACGTTGTGTCAATACCTGTGACAGTCATGTTTTCTGTTCCGATTCCTATAGTATCGCTTGGAGAGAATCCTCTAGTATCTGTTACAGAGATATGTGTACTGAATCCAGTATTAGTTACAGTATCTACAAATGTGGTTAGTCCTACTGATCTCTTAATGACTTGTACTTTTTGAGGGCCATTAAATTCTGTAAATTGAGATGTATCAATACCACTTAAGACTATGGTTTCACCATCAGCAATATCATGTGGAACTGTTGTTACACCAACAATAGTTTTTTTATCTAATCTAAGTGTTGTATTTACGAATGTAGAAATACCAAGTTCTACTGTCTCAACTTCTTTACCTAGTATTTCACTTACAACAATGTTTGCCCCAGTTCCGTTTGTACCTGTATTATCTAAATCAAGAACGTCATCTATCTTATAATTGTCTCCTCTAGAGAAGATAGTTACAGATGATATGCCAGAACTCTTTGTTGTAACAACATCAAACTCTTGTTTAAGTGCATCTCTGACATCATCAATTAGTTCATAATCGGAGTTACCGAATGAAAGATAATATGGTGCTATATTTCTAGTTACATTTCTACTTGATATATCAATGTCTTGGTTGAAAAACGTTATAAAGTTTTCTTCGATTGGTATATCTTTAAATTGATTACCCACCATGTATGGGAATTTAGGTTTAGCAACACCACTAGAATCTACCTCTACTGAATAGAAGTATGCATAAGTTCCATCAGGGAACTGTGGTGTAACACAATAACGCCCACCGTACTGGTCTAGGTCGCCAGAGTTGTCATAAACATAATCATTAACAAAGTATCCAAATGCAAAGCCAGGAGGCCTCAAACCCGCCCTAGTAGAAGTATCAAGAATATATCCAGTTCTAAGTCTAATGATTGCACCACCAACAGAGTTTTGATAACCGTATGGGCCATAGATTGGATTACCATCATAAGCATATCCTAATATTGGTGAATGGAAAGCATTAGGTGTTTCTAAGTTTGCAGCATCAATATTATCCCCTAACTGATATCTCAGTTTCTGAGGAGGGTACATTCCAATAGTCTGTAATTGGAATTCTGGGTTTGTGCTTGGTTTTGTTAATATAGAATCTTCTACGTTGATTATATTCTCATTCTTTTGTACCTGATTAATCTTCCACTCTCTGACATTACCTATGAACTTAGCATCCTTACCTCTATTCTGTAAGAGTAATACAGTATCACTACTTTCGTAACCAACACCACCATCAAGAATCTGTACACCAGTTATTCTGTTATCAGTGATTACTGGTCTGATATCTGCAAAGTTTCCTGTAGGACTTGAGATAGTGATGTCAGAGTCTTCACGATACCCTTTACCATTGGCAAGAATCTGCACATCAACGATAGTACCACCAATGATAATTGGTTTTAGTAATGCTCTTGCAGTGATAGTTGATATTCCAACATCAGGCCTTCTTTGAAAGTCCATGATATTAGTGCAACCATATCCAACTCCACCTTCCTCTAGATACACATTATCAATAGATCCAAGAACTAACGGAGCAATCTCTGGTTTGATAATCGTAGTAACAGCGATACCAGATAAACTCTCAATGTTTACCACTATAGGTGGATATGATATAGTATGCCTTCCACTACCCAGACCACGAATTACAGCGGTTTTATTTTTGTCATAATTCGTAAAGTTTCTTTGTGAGGAAACTCCAACATCACAAAGTCTGAACTTATTAGGGTCAATTACCTTGACAGCATACTGAGTTGTTGTAGAAAGACCAGAAGCGACTGTCCCTGTTGTAGAGTATTCTACTATCTCACCGTTATTGAAATGATGTCCAAATGCCAAGAAGTAATCATCAGATGTACTGATACCTGTCTGTACATCTCCGTTCACTGGTCTTGATGGTACAATTACTTTTCTATTTGAATATCCAGAACCAGATTCCTTAACATAAATCCTTGTTATTGTATTTTTTGGTTTTACTGTGGTAAGTCTGTGGAAACCAAAACTTATGTTTCCAATGTTAACTGTATTAATACCAACTTTAGCATCTTCTGGAGTGTTGTGTAGTTTTAATTTAGTTTCATTTACAGGTGCAACATAGTAAACAGATCCACTAACTACGTTTACGATAGGTGTGTTGCCTCTTGAATCATAAACAACAGCTTCACCAACTTCAAAGTTATGTCTATCTTCAAATGAAATAGTCTCATCAGTTGTATTGACTGACGAACCATCAGCCTTAAAGTTAGCAACAATCTTTCCTTTTACTAAGTTAGACTCTAAAACTGCACCACTACCATTACCACCTTCTACAGTAATCTTTGGTTTATCTTGATATCCGATGCCAGGTGAAATAAGTTGAATTTTTTCAAAAGATCCAGATACGTTTGCATGTCCTACAGCACCAGAACCTTGTTGGTCTAATATTACAACAGGAGGCCCTGTAATAACATCNTAACCTGAGCCTGGGTTTGTGACAGTAATACTAGTTAAATCACCATGAAATATCTGTTCATCAAAGACGGTGGGAGGAAATAGTTCTACACCATTTGCCATGAGACCCACTGGTCTGTTATTTACTTCCCTTTTGTTTGGATCATCAAATAATTCTCTTTCTTTTACGAAGGGATACTTTCTAAGTATCTTTTGGTTCTTAAGTGTCTTATTTTCCCAACCAGACTTGTAGACATACTGGCCTGGTGTTGATGTTTTAACTGCAATGTACTTTTTAGAAAATACGTCAGATCCACTGAATGATAGGTAGAAGTCAGTTTGGTTGACAGCAGTTACAAAGTAGATACCAGTTGATATGCCACTATTGGTGGTATTGTTCCAATAAATCTTATCACCAGTCACATAGTTGTGTGGAAGCAGACTAGTCCCTGCGGCAGGGTCGAAGGCAGGGTCAAATGACTGTATAGTATAAGTAAACCCTCCACCAAGTAAAGGTGTGCCAAATCCGTCTACAACCTCAACAGAGCTAGTCTTTACAAATACCTTATTATCAGTTGCAAAGATAGGATAGTTAGGTAAACCAGAAGAAGTTACATAAAAGAACTTTTCATCGTTATCAAGGTAACTGTTTTGGATACCTACTGTAAACTGATCAACTCCAGCAAAGTAATTTGAGTTATGAGATGATTTTGTAACTGTTTTTGTAATTACAGTTGGTTCTACTGGTATAGCACCACTAGTTTGAACAACAATCGTGTTAGAGTAAACTTGATCCACGTTTGAAGCATCATATTCAATTTGTTTAACTGTAATCTCAACTTCTTGTCCAAGATCGTTCCTTAACTTTAAAATTTCATCAACATAGAACACACACTTGTCAAATATTGAAAGTCTGTAGGTGTTTACGTTTACCTGACTGATTGTGGCAAGATTATGACTTGATGGTACGTTGTAAATCCAATTATTAAACTTTGGNCTGTCAGATAAGTCTTTACCGAAAGATAGTAACTTCAAACTATCGCCAACTTGCATATTAGTTGACTGAGAAGTGTCTACTTGGTCAATAACGTTAACAAGTCTGAATTGCAGCAAGGATGTTTGTCCAAATCCAGCATAAGCGTATGCTAATTTGTCTTCAAGGACATCTGCACCAAAAACTAAGGATGTTGATAAACCAGTAACGTTCAAAAACTGGTTTACAGTTTTATCAGTGTATCTAACGCTTAAAAAGTTCGCTCCTTCTCTTGGTTTTACTAAAAGTGTGCCACTTTGTCCAAATCCCACTGTAGAATCAACTACAAGAGACGCAGCACCTGCTGGAGTAATTTCTAGTGACTTAGTTTTTCCAGGCACCTCGAAAGATCCATCAAATGATGTTGAGTCAAGAGATATTTCGTAAAAATCAGTTTGGTTTATTGGTCTATACTCTACATTGTAAATCGAAGCACTCGCAGTTCCGATTCCAGCAATATCTTGATATAAGAAGTTACCTACAGTCTCTAATGGTTGTCCACCAAACAAGTTTTCCGCTAAAACATGTTTAGTTTTAAAATATACGTTGTTGGAAGGTATTAATGTCCTCTCAATAGGTTTTATAATCTCAATCTCTTGACCATACAACAATTTGAAGAGAATCTTATATGACGCATCTGTTCCTTTCGCCATATAGAAGTCTTTTGCCCTTGTAAGAACATTAGTAAGTGATGTTCCTTCGGTAAAAGCTCTATTTTCAAAGCCTGGTAAAAATTCTGTCTTAAATTTAGTAAAAAATTCTTGTAAGAAGAGATTACTTAGATTAATTACTCTAGAACCAGCAATATGAACTTCGGCACTAGTCTGAGCAAAGTTTGCAAACTCGGCATCATCTTCTTTTGATAACTGATCAATGCCACTGAATCCTCTAGCACATCCAAGAAATGCAACACTGCTCTTACTTGTATATGTGATTATTTCATTATCAATTTTCAACAAACCATAAGTATCGGGCCAACCATCTGTTGATTCCACAAAGATACTAGGATCACCAGCAAAAGAAGATGCAGTTAGAGTTGTTTCAGCAATGAGTGTCTCATTATTGAACGCACCAATCTGTCGATACTCCGCCAAGTTACTGGCTAAGTCGGTCATACCAGACTGGTGTTCCTGTGATTCGTAATATTGGGTTAAAAAACTCTTGAATAGAGGAGATTCCTGATTTAAGAACTCAGGAATTTGAGATTCTATTAAATGAGAGATTTTTACTCTTTTAATATCCGTCATTTATCTGGTATAGATTGATTCGCTAGCGTAACTAGAAGTTTTAACGTATGCAGTTGCAGAAGTATTTTCTCCAGAGGATATAACGTCTGGTAATGCGTTTACTGTACTGTTTGGCACACTTAATTGTAAATACAAATCTTTTAGAGCAACAACATCATTGGAATCTGGTATTGCTTCCACTTCAATAACTCCACTTGAAAGTGAAGCACCTGTTATATTTACCACATCCAAATTAATCTCTCCGTGAACGTAATCTACAGTACCAGCATCATTCTTAACGATCAATGGTAGGTTATTTACAAGTTTGAAGAATACTAATTTTCCAACAGTCGTTCCAGAGGTAGGAATGTCGCCCAAATACAAAGTTCCATCAATACCACTTACTGTAAATCCTGTGGATCGTATGCCATATCCGTTTGGTTGGTCATAAAAAGCATTTCCATAGCAAAGTTCATATGTTGCAAAAGTATTCAACTCAGGAACTATATCTCTCCTCATTTTGATTCGAGTAATGTTAGATGTAATACCTCTAGAGGAGGCATCTACTAATCCAATAACTTTACTATACTTAAATCTACCTCCAAATGAGTTTATGTCAGATGATAGAGAATATGTTGTCAGTGTCTTGGTTACGGCAGTGATTAATTCAGATACTTCTGATGTTGCGTTAGTATTGTAATAAACTGTTGTATCAACTTCCACATAAAGATACTTAAGATCAATAATTTCTGGTTTAATACCAGCAATCGCATACTGCTTTAGTTTTCTTGAGATATCGTCTTTAGTGATCTGTGATAAGAACGCACCATCTTTAGGTTTAATTGAAATAAAGACTTTTCCATACTCAGGTGGTTCTAGTTCCTCTCCACCGTAGGCAGTCACAGAATCGACGTTAGGATATACGAATGGAATTATACCTGTATAGTCATTTGCGGTTACGGCACGGTATTGTGAGGAGTATATACGAGGTGCTAAGTATTTGATAGAACTTACATCTTCAATATCGTCTCCCATCTCTGATTTCTGAGTTGTTGTCAACACAGACATACCAGAAGTTATTGTAGTATCAGTATCATCTCGTAAAATTCCAACAAATGAGAAATTTCTAGATCCATTTCCTAATCTTCCGTTAGTTACAATGTAAGATACAGTTATAATTGCTCCAGCAGGCGGTTTTTTACCGATAATTCCATCTCCGAACAAGATTTCATATTTTTCATCTTCAATTTCTTGAATTAGGAATAATTTAGAGGTAGAATCAACCTGTAGAATGTTGTTGTAAAGAGAATATATCTCATTTGTGCTAGATCTGACAGTTACTCGAATAGAAGTAGCGTCAATATTAGCATTTGGAAGTATAAATCTTTGATTTGGTTGATTATAGTCAATTTGAAATGATTTTTCGAGGTAAACACCTTCGTAAATTTTTAAATTACTAAAAACTGCAATATTATTAACGCCAACTGTTGCTACAAAGTCATCTGGAATTGAAAAAATGTAATTACTACCAGATTGAACACCTAATGCTACCTGTCCAGCCTTNAAAGTTACAATTTTTGTGTCATTTGTACTTAAGTCTACACTAAAATTAACCACAGCTTGTGCAGATCTAGCTGATCTTGGTATATAACCTATATTTCTAGCAAGAGAAACTACGTTTTCACGCAAAGTCGCACTGTCAAGGAAACATTCATTGACTGCCATGTTGGTATTGTAAGCAGTAATGTATGAGTTGTACGCTAAAAGGTCAATTAGAGTAGAAAAGTTCGATCCTTCAAAGTCAAAATCAGCAAAATCACTATTTACACGAAGGTAATCTTTGATTTGTGCTCTAAGACTTTGGAAATCTAGGTTTGTAAACTGATTAAATGACATTATATCCTAGTTGATTGAAGAACAAATTCTATATCTTGTCTTGGAACGGTTAATCCAACGATATCATACGCAATTTGTATCATTAATTCGTTAGTATCTAACGGATAAACTACTGATACACCAATATTTGCAACTCTGGGTTCAAAGTTTTCAAGCAGAAGTCTTATATCGTCCTCTAAAACCTCGGCATTGTCTGGATCAGCCTGTTCAAATAGGCTATCTTCTACAGAACTACCCAATAATGACTCGAAAAAACGTTCACCTACTCTAGTTCTTACTAAATTAGTCACTGCTCTCTTAATTGCGTTCTCATTTGTGAACGTGGCAATGTCATCTGTCACAGGATGTCGAGTAAAAGTTAGACTAATATCCTTGAAGGCTGGTGATCTTCGATTTTCAACGTCAATTTTTGCCATTATTCACTCAACTCTTGCTTTCTTTTCTTATCGTTGGCGTCATCACCAACAACTTCACGCAAAATTGTCTCATCTTCTTCTGGTTTTTCAATAAAACCATCTTTGAAACCGCCAAATGGAGTATTTTTTAACTTCATTATAGACAAATATACTATTCAAATTCTATTTAGACACAAAAAAAGACCCTTTTGAGGGGTCTTTGTTTATTTTGTGGTATTTTTTAGCCAGCAGCAAGTGGAGATTGACCAGTATTAGCGTTTGCGGCAGCTTTTTTGCGTGCTTGAGCGCTTACATCATACTGTCCCTTTACGCTACCTTCTTTAAAACCAGCACTTTCTACGTTATGGGGAGCTAATTTAGGATCTGAATCTGCCATCTTTAACCTTTTTCTTTTTATTTATCTATTTGAGCTCTTAATCTGTCTGGAGAAATACCTTCATTCATGTAAAAATTCAATCTTTCTCTTGCTTGATCTTTATCGAGACCCACATCTTGCTTAGGATCATTGACACACCAACCTGATGTGCCTAATTCAACGACCCTGTATGTCACTTCTGCGTCTGCCATCTTAAATAATCCTTGTTTTCTCGTGACCAACACGGATTTTTGGATCAATCCAGATTTCCATACCAGCTTCTTTAGCGTCTAAACAGAAAGATACGTCCTCTCCACACATATCTTGTACATCTCCAGACTCAAAGACTTGCATCTTAGGTGCAAACCAAGGATACTTCATCTCTTTATGCTCAAATACACCGTTCTTGACGAGTAACCAACCAAATCCAGTGTAGTCAACAGTGAAAGGCTTGCGTCTACGAGAGATTGACTCGATAGTTTCGTGATTCATCACTCCACCATTCTTAGCAAAGTCCTCTTCTTCTAACCAATGAGCAACAGATGTTGTTTTTCCGTCCTCTGTGCAGTACCAACCACCAGCAATATCCTTTTGCATCCATACTAAACGATAGAACTTCTCTGTATCAAATACAATATCGGAGTCTATCCATAACTGCCAGTCGTATTTTAGTTTTCCATCCCAAGGAATTTGATCTGGGCCTCTTAATACGTTTGCACCAAGGCACTTGCATCTTGCAAAGTTAACCATTGATGAATAATCTTGTGAGATCTGAATACTAGATCCATTCTGAACAAGGTCGAAGCATAGTTGAACGAAGTTCTTTAGAAATATATAAGAGACTCCTCTACCTGGCAGACAGAAAACTATTGCTTTACCTTTGGCTAATGCCTTTGCCTCTTCTAAGTTAAAGTCATCTTCGACTTTCTTAGTTTT